ATGCCGGAGCGTCTTACCAAGAGAAAAGGGTACTGGCATTTCGTGCGGCGCGTGCCGCCCGAATTCGCCGCGGTCGATCCGCGTGGGATCGTCAAGCAGTCGACCAAGATCCGCGTTGCCGACGATCGGTCAGGCATCCGCGCCGGCCGGGTCGCTGACCAGCTCAATATCGACCTGGAGGCATCCTGGAGAGCTGCCGCGGGCCAGGGAACGCGGGATGCAATTTTCGCCCTCGAGGAGGCCCGGCAGCGGGCTCAGGCCCTGCAGCTCACCTACCGGCCGGTTGACGATGTCGCGAAAGAGGCCCTGGCGGAGATCCTCCGCCGGATCGACGCCCTCGCGGTTGGCGATCGGCGGCATGACCCTGCCACTGCCGCGGCCACCCTCGGCGGCGTCGACCTGCCAGAGATCATGCTGTCCAGTCTGTTCGATGAATTCGAGGTCGCCAAGAAAACCACGATTGCCAAGATGTCGCCCGGCCAGTTCAAGAAATGGAAGAACGGCAAGCGACGCGCGGTCGGGCTGCTGATCACCGTCATCGGCGACAAGGCCATCACGCGGCTGACCCGCGATGACGCGCTGAAATATACCGACCACTGGACCGAACGTGTGGTCGACAGCGAAGTCCTGGCCGCGACGGCCAACCGCAACCTGACGCACATCACGGGCATGCTGTCGGCCGTCTCGAAGCGCCACCGGCTCAACCTCGATCGCGTATTCGCCGGGGCCAGGCTCGAGGGCGATGCGTCACGGCCTCGGCCGCCCTTCTCGCCGTGGTGGATCGTCAACCGGCTTTTGGCGACCGGCGCGCTGGAAACCATGAACGACGAGGAACGCACCGTGGTCATGGTGATGATCAACACCGGCGCCCGGCCGAGTGAGATCATCAACCTGCGCCGCCGACATATCGTCCTGGACGCGCCGATCCCGCATATCCGCGTGCGGCCCGACGATCGCGTCCTGAAAACAGCCTTCTCCGACCGCGACATCCCACTGATCGGGATTTCGTTCGAGGCGATGCGGCAATTCCCCGACGGCTTCCCGCACTACCGCGACAAGGGCGACACGCTATCGGCCGCAGTCAATGCGTACTTCTCCGATCATGGTCTGCGCGAGACGGAGGCTCACACGCTCTATTCGCTGCGCCACGGCTTCAAGGATCGTCTGCGCAGCGTTGAAACGCCGGACGAACTCAAGGACGAGCTAATGGGCCACGACACCAAGAAGCCGAAGTACGGCGACGGTCACGGGCTCGACCTGAAGCGGAAGTACATCCAGCTGATCGCGCTAGCGCCGGGAATGCAGGTTTCTGCTCCGCTGCAGCTGGTGGCAGCGACGGGTTAGGGCACGTGGATGGCCAAAGAAACGGCCCCAGCGAGGGGGTACAAGCTGGGACCAAGTTTACACTTTGATCGTCCCAGCGCCGTAAGCCGCACGGCACCGGACATGCAATAAGTGCCGCTGAGCGCGCTTTGCTCCTGTGGGGAACTTATGGCCCCGCAAACGTCCTTGATATCCGCACAATGGTGGAGAATTAGCGGAGCAAGCGAGATCGGATCTGCTCGAGAACATCGGCCAGGCCTTGGTTGCCGCTCTTCAGGCCTTTGAGCTGACGAAAATATCGAACGCCTCGTAAGCTTGCTGCGGCGTCTTTCCTTCCTTGAATGCGCTTTCGAAACTGAAGATTGCATCCGCTAGAAGGAATTCTTCCGGGACAGGAAACAGGGTGCGAAGTTCGGCGAGCCAGCTCGCGTAGGAGGGCGGGTTGAACTTACCCAAGGTGTAGTTATCGCTGAATGAGGTGCGCATTTAGGTCGGAGCCTTCAGGCTGGGCGAGGAAAGCCACTCGCTGATGTGCGATGCGGTCTCAATCTGCCTTGCTCTCCGGATCAACCTCTCACGTTCAATACCCGGCGGAGTGCCCCTCGCTTGCTTGCGAAGTCGCTCCGCCTCATCGGTAAGGCGGTTGTACAGAGGTTCGGCTTGTGGCTTGTAACTGCGTCGCTGCATCGCGCTGCTCCTCTGTTGCAGAAGGCGGGAGCGCGTGATGGCGTTCTCATCACCGATAGGGGCCAACAAGGCAGTGCGGTGATCGGGGTAATTTGGCATGCACGGTAGCCGGCTTACTGGTCAATATTGACCACAACGGAAAAGTAAATGAATCGAACTCGTTAGAATCACACATGAGACGGGCTGTTTTTGGGAACGATATGGAGCAGCGAACCTTGCCTATTCAGAGCTGAAACGATTGCATGAGTTGATCCAATGAACATTCTTCCTATTGATCGCGCGCTGAGGATATACGGCGTGCTCGCCGACCGTGGCGAGACGAAGGGAGCCCGTGAACTGCTTTCCCGGCATCTGATGAAACTGTACACCGCAGGCGAGAGAGACCAGCACCGATTGACAGTACACGGCCTATCGTACCTGCAGGATTTGGACCGGAGGATCGATTACAGCGATTGAACAGGGAACCTGCTGGCCGGGACTGCTAGCCCTTTTTTTGCGCTTGACGCTGCGTCCGCAGGGAATTGCGGACCATAATCCGTGCGATCGCTGCGCGGGCGGCATCTGCCCTTGCCTTGAGTTTTTTCGGTAGTGGCGTCCGGTGTTCGCCGACCGTTGGCGTCATAGCCATCTGGGTGGGCGCTGTCGAGCTACGCTCGATATGCTGCACGCTCATTGGGCCAGTCGTTGGCGATTTGGGTATCCGCATAAGGGACAACTCGTTGCCATGGAGTTTGTTCAATTGGAGTTCGTTAAATGACTCCCGAGGCTGGCCTTCTGCGCTATTGCTGAAAGACGCGCCCGTAAGGACACGACTGGGTTTATCGCCCAAGCTTTTACGCGATCCCCTGCCTTATTGTTGGGCTGTGTGAATCACTTTCAAGCAGTGCCGCGCAGACTCGATTTCCGAATCGGTCGCTCCCCTGGATCGCGCCCAGGATTCTGCAGCAGGCGCAGTGTATTTCGCCACGTAATAGCGGACCACGACGCAAGACACCCGATGAAGGCGCGGCAAGTCGCCGGCATATGCGGGCAAAGCATTCAAACAAACCAGAAGGAAAAACGGCACTCCACGCCAAATCATGGGAGTCGCCTCCGTGGAACCTAAACTCCACGGATTGGTTCCTCTGATGCATGCTGCGCGGCATCGGGAGGCGTCAGCGCTTGAAATGAATGTCGACGAAGTTCGTAACGATCCAGCCGACACCACCACTCAAAGGAACGGCGGCCCAATAAAGCCAGCGGCTGACATTCCGTACGCCTGTCGCCTGCACTTGCACATTCTGAACGGCCTGAACGGTCGTATCCGTCCGAGGGCGGCCGTCTTGCGAGTTTTTCCGATCTGTAGCTGACTGTCCTTATGGACGGACATAAGGACAGTGCGGTGCTGAGCCGCATGGATTTGGTGGAGACCGGTCGGCGGCGACGCTGGACGCGTGCGGAGAAGCTCAGAATCGTAGAGGAGAGCTTCTCGGGGCCACGACTGGTGTCGGCGACGGCTCGCCGGTATGGGATATCACGTCAGCTTCTGCTGAGCTGGCGCAAGGCTTGGACCTGTCATGATCCGGCCGAAGAGGATTCGATCGGCCCGACATTCGTCCCTGCGATAGTTGCGGCAAGTACGCCGCCAACGACGGAAGCTGTCGAGACAGGTCAGATCGAAATCGTGAGCCCTCAGGGGCTGCGCGTGGTCTTCGGCCCCGGTGCGGATATCGAGGCGGTCGTTCGAATTGCTCGGGGCCTGGCGCGCCGATGATCCCGATCCCGACGGGCGTGCGGGTGTGGCTGGCGACGGGCCATACCGACATGCGGTGCGGCTTTCCGAGCCTGGCTCTGCGCGTGCAGGAAGTGCTCAAGCGCGACGCCATGGGCGGCGGTCTTTTCTGCTTCCGGGGCAAACGCGGTGATCTATTGAAGGTCATTTGGCACGATGGCCAGGGCGCCTGCTTGTTCACCAAAAGACTCGAGAGAGGCAGGTTCATCTGGCCATCGGTTGCTGGTGAATCGGTAACGATCTCTCCGGCGCAGTTGAGCTATCTGTTGTCCGGGATCGATTGGCGCAACCCTCAAGAAACCCAGCGTCCGACGCGGGTCGGATAGTCGTTTTACGGTTTGAATCTGCTGCTCGATCTGATTCAATGGCTCCATGATATCGAAGCCGGATGATCTTCCATCGGACCTTGTCAGTGCCCTGGCGGCGCTGCAGGCCGAGCGTGAGGCGCGACAGAAAGCCGAGGCGAAGGCCGCCAACTGGCAGGCGCAAGCCGCGAATGCGCAGGCGAAACTGTCGGATACCGAGGCGCTGATCGCTCATCTCGAGTTGCGCATCGAGAAGCTGAAACGCGAACTGCACGGGCAGCGATCCGAGCGCTCGGCACGGCTGCTCGAGCAGTTGGAGTTGGAGCTCGAAGAACTCGTCACCACGGCGAGCGAGGATGAGCTTGCCGCACAGGCCGCAGCGGCGAAGACGCAGAACGTCCGCCCCTTCATGCGCAAGCGGCCGGTGCGCAAGCCATGGCCTGACGATATCGAACGCGAGCGCGTCGTCATTGAGACTCCAACGACCTGCGCCTGCTGCGGTGGATCGCGGCTGGCGAAGATCGGTGAGGATGTGACCAAGACGCTGGAGGAGATCCCGCGCCGCTTCAAGCTGATCGAGACGGTACGCGAGAAGTTCACCTGCCGCGATTGCGAGAAGATCAGCCAGCCGCCCGCGCCGTTCCATGCCACGCCGCGCGGCTTCATCGGCCCACAATTGCTGGCGACGATCCTGTTCGACAAGTTCGGCATGCATATCCCGCTCAACCGCCAGAGTGCGCGCTTTAAGGCCGAGGGGATCGACCTGCCGTTGTCGACGCTGGCCGACCAGGTCGGCCACGGGACCTTCGCCGTCATGCCGCTCTTCCACTTGATCGAACGCCACGTGCTCGCTGCCGAGCGCCTTCATGGCGACGACACCACCATCCGTATTCTGGCGAAGGGCAAGTGCACGACCGGGCGGATCTGGACTTATGTGCGGGATGACCGGCCGTTCGCCGGGCCTGCGCCGCCGGCAGCGGTCTATTACGCCTCGAGCGACCGACGAGGCGAGCATCCACAGAGACATCTGGCCGCCTTCGCCGGCATCTTGCAGGCGGATTGCTACAGCGGCTTCGAGCCGCTGTTCGACCCGCAGAAGAAGGCGCTGCCGATTACGCCGGCGTTTTGCGTGGCCCATGCGCGGCGGGGCTTCTTCGAGCTGGCTGATATCGAGAAAAATGCTCGGGAAGGCAAGAAAGGCAAACCGGTCTCCCCGATCGCGCTGGAGGCTGTCAGACGCCTCGATACGTTGTTCGAGATCGAGCGCGCCATCAACGGCCGCGGTGCCGGCGAGCGGCGTGCCGCTCGCCAGGAACAGAGTAAGTCACTTCTCGAGGACATGCATGCCTGGCTGCTCCGCGAGCGCGAAACCCTCTCGCGTTCCTCCGAGGTCCTGAAGCCGATTAACTACATGCTCAGGCGCTGGGACGGCTTCGCCCGCTTCCTCGACGACGGCAGGATCTGCTTGACCAACAATTGCGCTGAGCGCGCATTGAGAGGCATCGCCTTGGGAAGGCGCAACTGGACCTTCGCCGGCAGCCAACGCGGCGCCGACCGTGCCGCCATCATGCTGACGATGATCACGACCTGTCGCCTCAACGACGTCGATCCCAAGGCCTGGCTCGCCGACGTCCTGGCCCGTATCGCCGATCATCCCGCATCGCGTCTGCACGAGCTCTTGCCCTGGGAATGGAAGCTCCTGCGCCAGGCCGACAAGCCAGCCAATCAGCAGGCCGCCTGACCTTCACCCTTCACCCAATGCCATCATAGACCTCGCCGTGCCCGCGCGCATGCGTCAATCAGGCGGCCTCCGTCGTATGCGTACGAACGGTCGGCTTCATGTCAGCGATATCTTTTGTCGCTGTCGCGACCTGCGCTCCCATTGCCGTCATCTCGGCGCGTAGCGCGTCCACCTTCTGGTGCAGATCCTTGCGGCCCTCTGAGGCCTTTTCTTCCATCCGTTGCCAGGTCTGGAGTAGCGTCGAAACCGTCGACTCGAGGCCGCCGATCTTCGCGGCCATTTGGAGCAACGCAGCATTGACGCTGCCGATCTCGTCGCCGCTCATTTCGCCTTCTTTCGCTTGAACAGGCCGAACTGAGGCGCCGGCGCTTCCGCCGGCGGCACGCTCTCGCAGGCGACGCCCTCAACGCGGCCGATGCCCTGGCGGACGTCCTGGTATTGGCAGACGGCGCGCCGCAGGCAGGCATTGACCTTTGCCAGCGCCGCGCGGTCGGTTTTCCAGAGCCGCTCGATCTCGCCGGCGTTGAGGTCGCGATCCGGCGTATCGACCGGCGTCCGCTCGCATGCTGCAACGTCCGCCGGCATCGCCGGAATGTTCGGCGGATCCGGAGGCGGAGCCTGCGTCCGCTCCTGGCTACCGAACCCCGCGCACCCGGCGAGACATGTCGCGAGTAAAACACTTGTTAGCGTTAGTCGGCGTTGCATCGATTGCCCCCTGGTTAGACTTGAGCTGCGCCTCGGCCGCCGCGGCGCGCTTGGCGTCGCGCTGCTGCAGGGTGTTGGCGAAAACGAGCTGGCGATCCTTCTCCTCGAGGCGCGCCCGCAATTGAGCATTCTGCTCGGCGACCTGCGCCGCCTCGCATTTGGCATCGGCCGAGCTAAAGCCGGCGTTGTAGAGATGCGCGGCGCCGGCGATCGCAGCGCCGCCGGCGACGACAGCCAGGCCGCCGGCGAACAGGGCGCCGGCGGCGAAGGGCGAGAGGCTGACGCCGGCGAGGCCCGCCAGGCGCATGACGATTGCGACGATCCAGCTCATGCGTGTTTCCCCGCGCGGTAATCGGCCAGGCGACGCTGCTCGAGCGTGTCCGCCACAAACCAGACCAGGACGCCGACGCCGGCGACGACGACCAGGGCGGCGAGGCCGATCGCGATCGTCTGGATCGCACCAGGCGTCAGGCCGAGGCCGCCGACCGCGTCCTTTGCAGCCGAGACCTGCGTCGCGCGATCGGTCACCCAAGCGAGCGCGCCGGCCGTGCCGAGGCCGCTCGAGCCGCCGAAGATCTTGCCGGCCCAACCCTTGGCCCGATCGGTCAGCGCAATGGTCTGCGAGCCATCGTCGCGGAGATCCGCGACGGTCGCGCCGCTCCGCGTCTCGGCGACCTGGCGCGGCGCCTGCGGCTTGCCGAGCTCGGCGATCAGCTGGTCGTCGATTGCCGGCGTCAGCGGCAGCCCGCGCGCGTTGCGATAGGCCAGGATCATTCCCTCGGTCCGGCCCTGCGACGATTGCTCGCCGTCGACCTGGCCGACGTCGTAATAGCCGAGCTCGCGCAACCGCGCCTGGACATGCGCGACGACGTCCGGATCTACCGGCGCCGGCGTCGTCGCGAGCTTCGCATGCTCATGCGGATGCGACGTCGCGAGGCCATGCTCGAATAGCGCAGCTTCGTCGTCGCGGCGGATGCGCAGCCCCTTGCTGTCCGGCCAGAGCCGTTTCATCGAACGGATCAGGCTAGGGATCCTGGCGAGCTCGCCGCTGCCGATCGCCGCCTTGATCTGGCGCATCTCGGTCCAGCGTGTGCCCGGCCTGTTGAAACCCCCGGCGTCGCGGTTAAACGCGATAGAGAGGATGACGCCTTTGCAATCCGGCGAGAGCTCGTCGAAGCCAGGCAGCAGCCGCCTGCAGATCGCGAGATAGCGCGGAATGTCATGGTTTGCGAAAACCTCGAGCGCGACGTCCCACGGGATATCGACGACGCCGCGCAGCTTGCGCGCCAGCGCGGCCGCGGCCTGCCCCGTGACGCCGCAGCACTTCGCCAGCGCCTTGACCATCGCATCCGGGATCTTGCCGGACCAATCGGCCAGGAACTGCTGCCGCGTCGTCTGGCCGACGTCATAGCCGCAGCCGATCGTCACGCCGGACTGTTCACCGGGCCAGGTCGGCCCGCTCAGATGCTTTGAATACCAGGCTTCGCTGGTGACCTCGGCGGCGACGATCAGATCGAAGGCCGCACGCGAGATCCCATGCAAATCGATAGCGCTCGCAGAAACCGCTGCGTTGGTCATCGTGATAATCCTTTTGTGGAATGAAAGAGCGCGGCCCGGTCAGACCAGGCGGTTGCTCCTATTGGAAGTTGTCCGATCTGCTCTCTGACAGGGTCGGTCTGTCGGGCCTTCGCGACGGGCTTTGACCTATGTCAATCTTCCTGATCCCAGCGGGAGCGACCGTGTTGGTATGAAGGTGGACTGGGTCACAATAATCGGTTGTGTCATCGTCATCGCGACGACGGCCTCGGCGCTCATTCTCTTATTCACGCTTAGATAAAAAGGTCAGACCAGGGCGTTTGCGCGTATCAACAGTTGATCGACCTGTTCGTCGGAGAGGCCGACGACCGCGATCATGTGCTGGACCAGCGGATCAGCTCGCCGGATCTCGGTCGCGAGATCCCATTCCTCCTGGACGGCCGCATCCGCAACGATCGCGGCCTTGACCGCGGCCCATGTGCCGATTGTGGAATGAAGAAACGCGGCTCGGTTACACCAGGGCGTTCGCGCGGATTAGCAGCACCGGACCCTATGGCCCCAAAGTGCTGGGGCCGTCCGCACTTGTCCTAGGCTTCTGAAAGCCGCCTCAGTGGCGGCCCATTCACCTTTTTGAGATTCATTAACTTTTCCCGATGTGGTCTATATTGACCATATCTAGGCTACCGGACATGCCAGATTGCCCCGGTCACCGCACCGCCCTGTTGGCCCCTATCGGTGATGAGAACGCCCATCACGCGCTCCCGCCTTCCTGTATGGAACGGAGCAGCCCTATGCAGCAGCTACGCCACTACACACAACCTGAAAGTCTAGAGCGGCACCTTGCCGAAGAAGCATACTGCCTGCGCGAGCAAGCCAAATTGCTTCCGCCCGGTGCGGTTCGGGACGCCACAATCCGCAAGGCACGACAAGCCGAAACCGGATCGCACCTGAACGAGTGGCTTTCCTCACCCGGCCTCAAGGCTCCGACGTAAACGCATCAATTTTGCTGTTGTCTGAGGATATCGACCGCGAACTTAACGTGCATCACGGGTCCGTCGTCGTCGCGTACCTCGATCGCCATCTGAACTAGGCTGACAGATTTTAGGGCCGCATTGTGGACCATGTCGGCCAAGGCTTTCGCAGCTTCTTCCTGCACCGATCCTAGGTCAGGCAGCACTACTCCCTCTTCATCGGGAACCAGTGCTTCACCGTCGCGTAGGTCAAAATGATATCGGCGCATTCGGTGAAACGCGGGTCAGCTAACCAAGTTCCCAACCCACGGAAACCCCGGAAAATGTCCCCGGAGTATCCGCTCTAACGCCGCAAGTGGTCCTAGACCAGGGCGTTGGCGCGGATCAGCAGTTGGTCGACCTGCTCGTCGGAGAGGCCGACGACCGCGATCATGTGCTGGACCAGTGGATCAGCTCGCCGGATCTCGGTCGCCAGATCCCACTCCTCCTGGACGGCCGCATCCGCGGCGATCGCGGCCTTGACCGCGGCCCAATTGCCGAGCTCGTCAAAAGCGCGTTTCAGACCGAGCTTGGTGCACGAATCCGGCGGAGGCGGAGGCGGCAGCGGATCAGCTGCCGGCGGCGCCGGCGGCGCCGTGTAGACGCCAGCGACGAGCTTGCCGCCGATCGCGTAGTCGCCGCCCATGACCAGCGTGTGATCTTCCGGCGGCGTGAACTCCGCAGGCTCGTCGTCGAACACAAGCGCGCTGACGATGCTTCCCTGCGCGTCGAGAATGTAACCGATCATTGTGCGAGAAACTCCCAGAGGTTGATTAGACCGGACGAGCCCGCGCCGCCGGCAACGTTGGACGCGGCCGACTGGTTGGAGAGGCCGCCGCCACCGCCGGCGCCGAACCCGGTCGCCGCGTTGCCATTCGACTGATACGCCGTCGCGTTGCCCATGATCCCGACGCCGCCGCTGCCATACGGGCTATCAGCACCCTTGCCCTTGCCGACGATGATGTTTGTCGTCGAGGCCATCTGCTGATAGTGGCCCTGGTCGCCAGTGTTGCCGGTAAAGCCATAATCGCCCGTCGTGATGGTGCCGCCGCCACCTGGCGCGCCAACCGAGCCGGTCGACATGGCACCGCCTCCGAGACCGCCGGAAGCGACGACGAGCGATCCCAGGCTGGTCGGCGAACCCGTGCCGCCGGCGCCGGCGGAGTTGCCAGCTCCGCCGGCGCCGATCGCAACCGTCTGCGCGGCGCCGAGCTGCGCTGCTGTCAGCCATCGGAGAGCCCTGCCGCCGGCGCCGCCACCCGGCCCCGTGAGCACATAGGACGCATTCGGCGAAACGCCGCCGCCGGCGCCGCCGCCGCCGCCGCCGACCGCCTCGACCAGTGCACCGATGATGTTCGCGGACGGATTGTAGGTGCCTGACGCCGTGAACCGCAGCAGGTTGAGCCGGCCGACCGCGCCGAGATTGGTTCGCGCTGCTCCTTTATTTGGCAACGCCGCAAGATTATCGTCGGCCGGCAGCAGCAACCGCCACGGATACCACGTTGTTCCGTTTACAAACTCTCTTACATACGTGTACGTGTTTGCCGCGCTGGCATTTATGGGTGTAGCCCGCTGCATAACGTAGCCGGCGATGCTGTACGCAAAAACTTCAAGATACCAAAGCGCACCGGGAAACGGCGCGTTGGAATTCGTCGGATTGCTGAGTTGATAGGTGCCCGTTGCAACGATCGCATTGAAATCCCAGCCCGCGCCGCTCTTGTCCACCATCTGGAGAATGTCGAGATTAGTGCGCGCGAGCGGCTTATTCCCCGCCAACTCTGAAAGGTAGTTCGCCGACGACATATCGCCGGCGCCGGGCTGGCCGACGATGTTGAAATTCCAGCTCGCGATCGTGCCGGCGCCGCTGGTCTTGTCGACCGCGATCGTCAGGATCGTGCCGGCATAGGTCGCGAGGCCTTCCATCCAATTCGCCGCATTGGCGGTCGAGCTCGCCCGCACGCGCGCGCCGTTCTGATATGCCAGGCCGGCCTGCGTCGTGAACGCCTGCGCGCCGGCGCCGATCGTGAGCGACGTCGTCGACGTTCCGCCGTAACCCGCGCCCTGGATACCCTGCGCGCCCTGGTCGCCCTTGCTCGCGAGCACGGCCCAATAGGTCGCATTCGGCGGCGCCTGGCCGGAGCCCGGCGCCGGATTGATCCAGACGTAGGACGAGCCGCCAGAGGTTGCGACGTCCATCAGGTTATAGGTTTTCGCGTTGTCATACGGCGCCGGCGTGCCGAGGCCGCGATAGATCCCGAGGAAGGACCAGGCGCCGGCGACATGAACCCACATTTTCCCGGTCGACGGCTGCAGCGCAAATTGACCATCCGAGCCGAGCGACGGATCAGGCGCAGCGAGCGACGCATCGACAAACCAAAAGAAGCCCGTCGTATTCAACGCCGCGACGAGCGCGGAAACATCAGCCATCGCCTGCGCGCCGGCGATGCGCTGCGGCGACACTTTCCAAACCACATAAGCGACGCCGGCTTGCGCGCCGCCGCCCCATGGCGGGATAACGAGATGCGTCGGATCAGTGACGTCAGCGATGATCGTCTGAAAATTGCCGATCTGCAGGATGTCGCCAGGCCGGACATTCGTGCCCGACCAGATCGTCGCCGATCCGGTCACAACGGTACCGTTGACCGCAACGGAAACCGTTCCGGTCGCGTAACTGGCAAGCGCCGTCATCTCGATAACCTCTCGATTGTCTTTTTGAGTTTTGTGGAGCGGAGGCCGCTGGACTATGGCAGCAGGGCCAGCCGCTGGTCCTCGTAATGCGCCGGGACACTGTTATCGGCGAGGATCTTATTCAGCTCGGTCAGGCTCCGCGCGTTGCGGACCGCAACGATCAGCCCCCTGCGCTTGTTTTCCTTGACCATGAGCTCGTCCGGTTTCGCCAGGATGACGGCCGCGAGCTCCTGCGCGGTCTTGCCCTCGATCCGCGCGGCCTCCTGGAATTCCGCGGTCGGAGCGGCGCCGTTCTGGACCGACAGCGCCAGCATGTGCTTGCGCGCATGCGCGACGTCATGGCCGTCGACCATAAGGAACGTGTTGACCCTGCGCTCGGCGCGCTTCTTCTCCTGCACCAAAGGCGCAATCTGAATTCTCATTGCGCGAGCACCTCGAAGGCGCAAACCTTGTAGGGTTGCGCGGCGACGATCGTCACCCGGAATGCACCAGCCTGGTCGATCGCGAACTCGATCTTTCCATCGGCGACGTCCTCCTGGTGGACCAGCTTGCCGTCGTACCAAACATAAACCGTGCACTTTTCCGGCTGCACAGTCAGATGCAGAGCGTCGACGCCGTCGGCCTTGATCGGCCGGATCTCGCCGCTGATGACAACGTCAGGCTTTGGCAGCACCGCCGGCGGATCTTGCGAGAGGTCGATATAGGCGTCTTTGATGTCGACAGGTCCATCATACAGAATGTGGTCAATGCCGGCCTCGGTGAACGATTTGGAAATCTCGTCCATCGGCCTGGCAGCCTCGAGGATGACCTGCGTGATGAAACCGTTCGCATCATGCCGAACGAGCGTCTTGGTCTTGTTGACCGCCTCCGGCTCCTCGATCGTGACCGCAATGGCCTCTGGACTGACCGCGACCGCCTCTCCGCCGACGCTCGCCGGCGTGTAGCCAGGCACCGCCCATGCCGCGTCGAGTGTTACCCCCGTCATCCTGCGATCCTCCTGAAAAGCGAAAAATAGAGCCGGCCTTGCTGGTTGCCGAACTTGAACCGAAACACGATGGACGAGGTCGTCACGGCCGCGTAGATCCAGAAATCAGTGCCGCCTCCGCGGTAGGCTTCGCACTGCAGATATTGCGCGCCAGGGTTTAGAAGGATGCTCGGATCGCAATAGCCCAGCATGAACGGCGGCGCGTCGAGCGTCTCCCCGAAGTTTAATTGCGCGGTACTGTCATTGATACTGTCCAGCGTGCCGCTCAAATAGAACTGGTGACCAGACCAGCGGGAATCGAACACCGTTTGATCCAGGTTGGCGAGCGCTGCATCAACGCCGGGCTTGCTGACGACGAGCCTCGCGCCAGCTCCGCCCTGCATAAAAACCCGCTGCGTCACCCAAGGCTCCGATTGAAGATCATGTAGTCGACATAAATGCCGTAGGACTCAGAAATCAGATTGTTGAACGTCATGGTGTTGTTCTGGATCTGAAATCCGTTCTGGATCTCGTAATAGACGACGCCGCCGATCGTGATGTCCCTCGGCACCGCCATATCCAGCCTGTACGGGTAGGACACGACACCCGAATCTATGTAGGTGCGAAACGAGACAAACGGGTTTTGCGGCAGCGTCGCCGGATACGGAATTGCAACCGCGCCGCTCAACGCTGGCAGGAAGATGCTGCCCGACATGATGACCTGCTCGTTTTTGACGTCCGATTTCAGCAGGAACTGCGCAGCGGCAGTGGCCGTGACGACGTCGACAGCAGGCACCGAAAGCCAGACGCCATATTGACCGAGGCTCGGATGCAGGCCCATCAGGAACCGGCGAGCCATTACCAGACCTTCCAAGCGATATAGAAAAGATTGAACGCGAGCCCGTGCAAGCGGGAGTACCTGGCGAACACCAGGCCGGAATCATCCGGCGTAAATCCGTCCCTCGCGCACAGCACAGCGAACGGCGAGCGCTGAATGGCGGTAGAGCTGTTGGCGTCACGCATGACCAACGTCTGGCCGTATCCCGCGACGCCTGAGGAGAGGCTGTAAGGGACGATGTCCACCGCCGGCGGCGTCGGATACGTGCCCGAATAGAATATCTTGGTGCCACTCAGGAACGTGTAGGCTGGAATCAGCCCCACCTCGAGCGGCCTGCCCTGGTTGAGCCGACTGTCGAGCGACAGATACTTGTAATCGACGGCCGGCGGAAACTGCGCGTCGTATCCGGGCTTCGACACCGTCACCCGCGAAGCATCAATATAGATCCGGACCGCCATCGTCCGGTCACTCCGAAATAATCAGAGAGCCGGCGGTCAGGTTTAGGACCATTTTGCCGTCCGTGCTCTGGATCACGCCAGCGGTCAGCGTGCCGACGTTGCCCGTGATCGCGCTCAATGTGCCGACGTTCATCATGCGTGCCGTCAGCACGCCGTCGAGATACATATTCGCCGTGATGCCGATCGAGGCGACGCCGTTGATCGTGCCAACCGTAAAAACAGCCTTTGGCAAATTCCCGTTGTAGCCCGGCAGCTGGATCTGGAACTTGTCGGCGACGACCGTGAAGGCCGAGACCCCAGGTCCGCCATTGACCAGCTGAATTCCGGTCACGTAGCCGTTGACGTTGAGCGTCAGAGACCAGGCAGCCGCGGCATAGCCGTCGATCCTCGAGATCGCGCTGGACTGCTCGGTAATCGATGCGTTGACGTCGCCAAACTGAGCGCTGACCGACGTCGTGAGATCGGCGACCGCCTGCTGCGCATCGACTGCCACGGTCTGGACTGTCGAGATCTGCGCGAAGGCCGCACCGACACGGGCTGAGATTTCCGACTTGATCGACTTTTTGTCGAGCCAATTGCGCGCGTCCTGGTTTGCCGCGGTCGACGAGATCAGCTGCAGGGCCGCATTGATCTCGTCGTTATCTTGATCCGCGACCGCCGTGACCTGATTTTTCAGAGCCGCATTGAACGACTCGAGCGTGACCATGCCCGGCGACAGCTTGACGGTCGGCGCCTCGAGGTCGACGGTCGAATAGGCGCCGCGCATCGTCGCATTGACCGCCTGGACGCGCAGCCGCACCGCGGCCAGGCTGACGACCGTGTCGAATTGGTTCTCGGCCCCCTCATAGACCTGCGTCCAATTCTTGCCCTCGTCATAGGAGACGCCGGCGACGTAGTAGATCGCGCCCGCGGTCGGAAACCAGCTGGCGAACAGCCGCGGCTCGGCCGTGCCCTGGCTCATGTAGGCATTGAGCCCAAAGACCAGGGGGACCTTGTCGTTTGACGGATACTGCGCGCTCGGCAGCACCGGCGGGTTGCCGAGATCCGTCGCGTGAACCCGCTCGTCATCAACCACCATGTTGAGCGTGAACTGGTCGCCGTTCGGCGAGCCGTCGAGGACAACGCACAGCCGCGATTGGCTTGCACCCGTGCCGAGGTCAAATGACGGATACTCCGCACCATCCTCGCGAGCCAGGACGGCCGCCAGCGTCGTCGCCTTCCCGCTCTCCGCGGTCGCCAGGCTGGCAGCGTCGAGGACCGCATGCGCGGCATCGACGCCGCGGCTGCAAAGCACCGGACCAAAGAATTTCCCGTTCGGCTTCCGCAACCGGATATAGAACGGCCCACTATCCCAGACCGGCGCAGGATTGAGCGTCAGCGTCGCGCCGGCGATGCCGACGACGGCGCCCCCGTAACCGTAGTTCTCCGGCAGATCGGATTGAACCCTGACCACAGATCCGCGCGTGATCGCCCTGCCCTCATACTCCGAGCCGAGCGCGACGTTTTCCCGCCGATAGATCGACTGCAGATAGTAAAAGGCGCATTCCCGGAATGCCTGGTCACGGTTGACGATGCCGTCGACGCGCTTGGTCTCGGCATTGACCGACGTAAATGTGTCGCTGTCCGGCGGAAATTGCACCTGTGCCGGCCGCCAGGTGCTCTCGTCGACATACTCGACCACGACAGCGTCGGGATCTTCCTCGCCGAGCATGGTGAAACTGACCTGCATCGAATCCCGCACGATCTCGCGATCGGTCATCAGCATGGTCGGCATGTCGCGCCACTCGTCGCGGACGATCGAGACGGTATCGCCGAGCCAGTAATGCTGCGCTCGAGACGGCGCCAGGATCTTGTTAAGCGCAGCCGGCACGGCGACGGCCGTCGTAAACCGATAATCGAATGTGTCGTCGCGCGCGTCGCAGCCGGCCGCATGCGCCACAACGGCGTTAAAGTCGACCTTGGCGATCGACAGCCCCGATCCATACTGACCGCTGGTGACTGCGTCGAGGAAGGCCCAAGCCGGGTTACGGGTTGCCTGCGTGACGAAGGCCGCCCCATTCCAAACCGGCACCTTGCGCGTGCCCAGCACGCCGAACTTATAGGCGCCCTGCGTCGACTGCGACGCCTTCAACCGGATCGCGATCGTCGAGACGTCCGGAAACGAATTGCTGCCTTTCAGGAACGAGCGCAGGCCGGCCCAGAGCACGGAATTACTGCCCGCGGTCCCGGACAGCTCGGCGTCCTCGCGGCGAAAGCGGACAAGATAACGGCCAGGTGCGACGTCGACCTTGACGCTGTCGCGGGCCGGCGCCTGCGATGCATACTGCCGCACGATCGAAAACAGCGGGTTGAACGGTCCGGTTTGCGCGCCGGCGTTGTCGCAGGTCGCATATTCTGCGGTCAGGCCGACGTTAGAATAACCGATAGAGCCATCCTGGCCGTTGACCGTGTAGCAGCCGGCCGCAAAGACGAAATCGACGGCCAGCGATTGCGCCAATGTTCCGGCCGGGTTTGCCGCGAATGGTCCAATCCAGGCGCCAGGCGTTCTCGCCGAGGCCCCGAACGGCAGGCCGTTGGCGTCATATTGTCCGCCTGACGTCCCCGTCCCCGATGGCAGCTGCTGGCCGCTGACCTCGGCGGACTGGTCGACGTTGGTCGGAAACAAGGCGACCGCGCTGCCAGGCTCATAAAAGGCGATCTGCGCATCCGAGAACGCTGCCGCGATCCCGTTGGTCGCGTCCCAGAAAACGGTATCGTCGATATAGACGGCCTCATACTGCATGCTGCCCATCGTCGGCGACAGCAGGACGTTGAGGTATTGATCGTTGGCAATGAACTCGCCCCAGGGCGTCGCGGCGAAATCCGGATAGTCCTTGACGCGCCCATACCAGACCGGCAAAGGCTGGCCGAGCTTGGCGACGTTGCCCTGCGCTGCGACCGAGTAAATCTGGTCCTGCGTTGCGCTCGGCGTATTGGTCGCGCCGGCCTTTGGCGCCACGAGGGCGTTGACGAGCAGCGAGCCGCCGATGCCGATCCCCGCGGTCGTCGCGAGCGCGCCAAACGTACCGGCGCCAAACAGCGCAGGGCCGGCCCAAATGGCGAAGGCCGAGACCGCGACCAACGCGACCAGGCCGATGATCTGTTTGGCCGTATTGCCGCCCTGGCCGCCGCCGAGCGGATAGGACATGAAGCGAACCGCATCGGCCGGCCCGATGCGGCGCGACTGCCAATCCCTGCGCAGCACGGCTTCGCCGTTGATCTCGAGCACGGTCGGCAGGCCTTTCTTGAACTGCCAGCCGAAAGCCCGATCGCGCGTTGCCCAGCCTGTACGCCGCAGGAAGGCCGCGACGGTCTCCCTCGGCCGCGGCTCGGCGCGACCGACCTCGAGCCAGCACCGGCTGACGCGCGGCGTCGCTGCGGCGCTCGCGACGAGCTCGCGGACGCTCCGGCGAGCTCGCCGGCGGCTTGGGCAATCGCTTCACAGATCCGTGCATGTCACCGGCTCGAAGAACATAAGGTTTTTCCAACCGACCTGGCGCAGCGCCAGGACGGTTTCGCAGGCGACGCCGGCCTGGCTATCGCAATGGATCACCCGGCCCTCCTGGCGCAGCCAGACGCCGATATGCGCGGGAAACCGCGCATGGGCCATCAGGACCAGGGCGCCGTCAGCGGCCATCACCAGGCCGCCAGGACCGTCCGGCACCGGGCGCCAGCGCGCGCGCTCCGGATGGCCGGCGAACTCCTCGAGCACCCAACGCCTGCTGAAATCCGCCGGCACCGCGATTTGTGGCAGCTCGCGGCCGAACAGCTCGCGCTGCACATGGCAGGCGAAATCCCAGCAGTTGCGGGACTGCCAGGCCCATAGCTCGCCGATCAGCGGCGACAGGAATGACGAACGATCAATAGACAAGAGCCCGTTTCCTTCCAAACGACTGGGCGGATAACTCGACGTAGGTCAGCTCATTGAGAAAGAGCGGACGTCGGTCAGCTTGACCGCCATGGGCGGCTTTTGGACCATTGCGGAAACGGGGGGCGCCCTAAACCTTCGTATCGTTCCGTTCACCCCTCTAGATGCCGGACGATTACCTACGTTCAGTTGAGCTGTTGATCGTGATCGTCTTAGGCTGCATGCGTTTGGAACGGCGCACAGGCTCATCAAGTGCGACAGTGAAAAAGGATGATCGACGAACAGCTGCGATAAGGCCAAGAGGAGACTACAATGCTCAACTGCTCCGAAAGCATTAAATCTGGCAGTGCCGCACGATGCGCAGTTTGTGATGGCAAGTTCGGTCTCGTCCGGCACTACTCGTGGCGAACACCTCTTTGTTCCAAGAAGTGCGCCGATCGCTTCAGAGCTCGCAGGGAAAGTGACCGCAATTGGGTGGGTTGGCTCCGGATCACCTTCAACCAGCTGCTAGAGCACCGCGCGAGGACTTTGTGATGGTCGAGGTCTCACAGCGAGGCAAGGCATATTTAGAGACAGCATGGACTTTGCTCCGCGCAGCCCAAACCATGACCGACTCAGCGAGTGCGGGTCAGCTCAAGGCCCTTGCCGACGACTACGAGCGGCGAGCTGAGAAGGCTGCTTCGCATGTTGATGCGGCCAAAGCATTCGCCCGATCGGCTGCTAGCGCTGAACGTCGAATGGCGTGCATGACCGGGTGGGCCGCTTCAAACATGTCCCCCGAATTCTGTACCATTGAAGCGCTGAACCTGCGCCCCGGCTCCAAGGAGCTGGAGGCATTCAACGTCGAGCGTGTGCGCGGCTACCTCGAATGCAACCTCGGCTGCAAGAAGAAGGAAGTGATCCGCGCGCTAGGCCTGAATCCGCGCACGGTGGCCAAGGCCATCAAGATCATCCGGGCAAATGCTCATCGCAGCGATGGGGCTCTCCAGCCGTAATCAAGATCATCGCCGTGCTCTGCAAGCTCTCCTCTCCGGCAAATTGCCACGAGCAGACCGTTACCACCTCAGACTTCGCCGACGTCTCGATGCAGTCCTGTCTGATGGGTGCGCCGCAACTCGCTGCGTGGATGAAGGAGCACCCGGCCGAACGCCTTGCGGCATGGCGCTGCGTGATCGGCAAACAGGATGGCAGGGGAGCTTAGGGTGGAAAGCCGCTTCCCCGGTTGCGTTGAACCGCTCCAAAGGGTGCAATTACTGACTGGGACCGTTCGATAGCCACCAAGGCCTGCCGATCGAGTGAGTCCTTGTTTAAGGTGCATGAGTCCGGAAGTGGCCCAAGGCTGACATTCGACGATACCTTGTGCAAGGTCGCTTTGTGAAGCTAAAGCGGACTTCGGCACCTTAAGCCAGTAAGGATGGAAACTGCACATAATCATAATTCTTGGTGATGCGCGGAAACCGCTTGTTCTGCAGGTTTTTCACCATGACCGTTCCGGTCAGCGACGCCCCGACCATCTGCACACTGCGCAGCTCGAATTCGATCGGCCCATAGGCCGGCTCGGTCAGGTCGCTGCCGAGATACTCGCGATAGAGCACCTGGATATATTCCCGCGTCCCCTGCGCCGCGCGGATCTTTGGCACCAGCTCGCGGTTGACGTTGTCGATCTTGATCGTCGTCGACGGCGGCTGGCCTTCCTTTTGCTCCGGATAGCCGGCCTCGAAAGGGCAAGCGATGAATGTCGCGGCCTCGCCGGCGTTGCGCGGCGCACCAGCCTCGAGCCCAAAGGCCATATCATCGCCGACATTGGCGACGACCCGCGCCGGCTGATCGAATGACGACTGCCAGAGCTCGAGCGTGTAGTAGATCCGCGCGCTAGGTGGACATGAGGCATAGGCCTCGAGCAGCGCTTCATTGTGCGTCGGCATGGCTAGACGTCGTAAACCCGGAGCGTCATGCGGACGTCGACCTGGCCCGGATTAGGCCAGCTGGCGACGAGCGTCGTGCCCGGCTTGATAAACTGGCAGACCTTGTTCGCCAGGGACGTTCCGAGCCAAACATCAATGGTGAAACGCGCCGTTCCGAGATTGAGCGTCGTCTTAACCCACTCGACGAAAGCGTCATAATCGGCCGCATAGAAACGCACCGTCTGCGTCACCGTGCCGACATTGTCGCCAGGCCGCGCACGCTGCCGCGTGTTGCCCTGCTCCATATCGGTCGCGATGGGATCTCGCGAGCGCTGCAGATTGAAGCCGTCTTTGAGGATGACGGCGTTTGCGATCGGAAATGCCGGCAAGGCCATCGCTTATTGCCCCGTGAACGGTTTGACGCCGTACTGGTCGCCGAGCACGCGCCGGCCAGTGCCGGTCGACAGCGAGTCGCCGACAGCGCCGTCGACCATCTTGCGCAGTGTTACCGTGATGTCGCCGTTCGGCGCCTGCTCGACGCTCGGCGCGGCATCCGTGTAATTGTTGATAGTGACTTGCGGCGAACGGCCGCCGCCGGCGCCGGCGGCAGCTCCGAGCGCAGCCATCTGGCCAGGCGTAAAGACGCCCTCGCCGCGCTGCGCGATGATCGGGACCTCGTTGCCGGCGATGCCGCCGCTATGGAAACGCTTCGCGTCCTCGAAATACGCCGAATGAATGTAGCGCATCGACGTCGGCTCCGAACCAATGATGCCGCCCGTGTGGTAGAGGCCGCCGAGGCCGCCAGTAAAGCCGGTCGACGATGCGCCGCCGGCGGACGCGCCGCCGATCGAAAACCCGCCGAGGCCGCCGGCCGCCGACTGTAGCGATCGCATCAGCGGCTCGACGATCGTGATCTTGATAATCATCTGCTCGATCGCGCGGATGATCTGGTTCGACATGTCGGCAAAGCCCTGGCCGGCCGACTTGGCGCCCGTCGTGATATCGGCCAGGCCGTTGACCAGGTCGCTCTCGATCGCCCCCGAGATCCCCTTAAAGGCACTGTTGGTCCGGATCGCAGCGGCATAGGTGCTATCCAGCGCCGCCGGAACGTCGTTTCCATAGATCCCCTTGAGCTGCGTCGCGATCGCGACGTCGTCGGAGGACAGGAACGCCGTCTTACTGCTGAAATCGATCTGCGAGCTCACCTTGGCGCGCGCCAGGGCGTCGGCAGCCTCCGCGGCGCGATCGCGCAGATCTGCGAACCGCGCCGCCTGGTCGGCGGTTTCCTTACCGCCGTTGGCCTGCACTGCCGAGGTCTCGGCGGCCGTCGCGCGGAAGGCCGCGAGCGCGGCATCGCCGAGGCCGACTGCCCTGGTATCGGCCTCCTGCGTCTCGGTATGACGACGCAGCGTATTGATCGCGCGATCGACCGGATCATCCGCCGTGTCCTTCGATGCGACGTTAGACCGCGAACCGAACTGCAGGCCGTTCAGGCCTGCCTGCATCGACTTGAGCGATGCAGCCTGGTTCTGCCAGGCCCAATCGCTCTGCGCGTTGCTTGTGTCGGAGATCGAGGAGCCGGTCCCGGCGTACCACTTGATCTCATCAGGCGAGAGCGTCCTGATGTTGGCTAACGGCTGGTTGGCGGAAACGATGCCGAGCAGCTTAACCCAGCCGTCCCACAGCGAGCCGGCATTCGAGAGCTCGTCGACCGCCTGTTTTGCCTCCGGCGTGATATCGATCCTAAGCCCGACCGTTTGATCTGCGTTAGGACCGCCGACACTGTTGGACAAAGCGCTGAGCTGCTCGCTTGCGGCCTTCTCGATCGAGTCACGGTCGAGCGACTTAAAGAACTTGGCGGCCCGTTCGATCAGGTCATCCATGACCGGCAGCAGGCCTGCGGCAGCCTCTTTCATGTAGAGCGACCACTGGATCGAGCTCTTGCGCCACTCCGCATCGAAATCGGAGGCGCGCTTGACCGTCTCGTCGTCGATGACGGCGCCGGCAGCCTGCGCCTGGTTGCCGATATCCGCCATCGCGCCTGCACCCTGCTGCAGCAGCGGCACCCATTCCTTGGTAAAGCCAAGCATCTGCGCGATCGCGATCGCGTCCTGCGGACTGCGCGCACGGCTGACCAGGTCGGCGGCGATCTGCAGCAGCTGGTTCTGGCTAATCAGCTGCCCGTTAGCATTGCGCAGGCTGATGCCGTTGGCATCGAACTCTTTCGACAGCGAATTAGCGTTGCGCTGCGCGTCGTTGAGCAGCTGCGCCGACTTTTCCAGCCCCGCATTGATCTGGCTTTCGGTCAGCCCGGCGATCTGGCCGCCGAACTGGATACCCTGCAGATCCTTGAGCGAAAGCCCGACGCGATCGGCGAGCGAGGACAGGTCGGCCAGCGACTTGTTGAAGCTGACGATATAGTCCAGCGCCTTGTTGACCGTGGCCGCCGCCGCGATAGCGCCGGCGCCGAGCGCGACCAGGCCGACGTTAAAGCCGGTAGCCGCGTCCGTGCCGCGCTGCGCGGCGCCGGCGGCGCTGTCCATCGCCCGCTGGTAATCGGATGCGCCCTGCGTGTTCGCATCGATGACGAGCTCGGTCACGACCTGGTCGGCCATCACTCCTCCGTCTGCAGTTTTGAGTAATCGACCAGATAGAGATCATCGAGCATTTCGAGGATCTCGAGCTCCCACGGAGCCAGGTCGGTTTGTGTCCGACGCAGGAAAGCGTCGATGTCCTGCCATTCGATCGGCGACAGCGCGAAGCCATTGCCGCCCTTGCGCCGGCGCAGCCGGTCATAGATGCGCCAGAGGTAGCTCAGCGCTCGCGGAATCGGCGGGACCGTCAGGATCGCTTCCCGCTCGGCCCTCCGCTTTGGATCTCGCGTTCGCAGGACGAGGCCCTCGAGGACCTGCCGATAGGTCTCGCCGGCGTCGCCGGCTCTCGAGGACAGCAGAAAGCTGCGCTCGGCGAATGCCCTCAAGTCTGACTTGAGGGCCTCGTAAAAGCCCGCTCGCTCGTCAGGTAGTCAGTCACCTGGACAAAGAAGCTGCCGAGCTCCGGCCGCAGGAACAGGTCGACGGCACTCTCGATCGAGAACGGGATCGGATCTGGCGAAACCGTCCTGAAGGTCGGATTTGGCGACCATCCCACGATGCGCCGGCAAACCTTTGTCACGTTCTGCCGGCGCCGATCGGCGACCGTCTCATCCTCGGTTTTCCACTTGCGGCCATTGACCTGCGCGAACTCGATCGCCTTCTCCTTTTCGATCGCGTCGCGGGTCGATTCATTGTTGAGCGCGATCGTCTGCGGATGCGCAGGCCCGGCGAGATCGATCGCCCAACCGAGCGGCGTATCCGTGCCAGGCTTGCGGATCTGCAGCCGGAACGTGTCGACCGGCAAATGCGCGGAGAGATCGAGGATTGCAGTTGATTCAGTCATGTCGGGTGCCTTTTGTCGGAAAGGTTGGCCGCAGGGTCCGACAACCCTGCGGCCGGTTCTCGCGAGAACATTCCATCGGCCTCTGTCGGCGCCGATCACTCAAAACGCTACGCTGCAGCAGTGGTCTGAAACGAGATCATGCTGTTATTGCCGGTCGCCGAGGTATCGATGCCGACCAGCGCGGGCGGGATCGTGATCGTCTGCGTGCGACCGCCGCCCTGCTTGGAGAGTGCCGAGGGATCGACGCCGCCGAGCGTGAAATTCGGCACCGTGATCGACATGAAGTCTCTCGGCTCGCTCATGTTGTCGACGGCCAGGATGTTGAGGGAATACTGCGTTTCGCTGACGAAATCGGTCAACAGCTGCAGATCCTTGCGCAGCATGGTCAGGTTGAGCGACACCCGCAGCGGGCCAGTGAACACGTCCGGCGCATACTTGATGTTGCCAGAGCCGAACGCATCCGGCGCGCTCGGCTGGATATCGAGCGACAGATCGAACGACGTCAGCTCGACCAGGTCGACGCCGCCGAGGCGGATGGTTGCGTCGACGACGGCGAACGGCGTGCCGTTGGTGCCTTGCGGATCAGTGAAATACGGGACGCCGGCATTCAACGGCCGGATCTTGCCGGTCCCGATGCCGCCGGGATCGAACGTGATGATTCCGTTCGGCGCCATCGAGAATTTGCCCGTGCCCCAGACGAAATCGTCGAGGACCGTCGACTTGCCGATGTCGCTCTCGAATTCCTCGATCCCGAAATAGCGGCGGACCAGTGCGGCCGGGTTGACCAGGCGCTTGCCTGGCCGCGCGATCGTGCAATTCGTATCCGGCGCCGCATTGACGACCAGCGTCTCCGGCACCGTGATCTTGGTCGAGGACAGCGCCGAGATCCGCAGATTGCGGCCATTGTTGCCTGCGTCCGGTAGATTGGTCGCGCGGATGATATCGCCGACCTTGAAGCCCATATCGATCGGCGAGCCGCTGGCGAAAACAATGCCGTCCGCGACCGTCGTCAATGACGTGAAATCGGCCTGCGTCTTGCTGAGCGCCGTCGCATCCCACGTGCCGCGCATGATCGCCTCGAGGATCGCGTCATGCGAGCCGAGCCACATTTCGGCGTTGTAGCTCGACGAGGTTTTCTGCGTGCCGTGCCGGCCGCGGATCGACATGCCGTCGTTACGGATCGTCTGCGATTCCGTCGCAGCTTTCGACAGCTTGGCACCTGCACCGCCGGAGATCGGCAGCACAGTAGCGCCGGCGCCGCCCGCGGCGATCTGGCCGAGGCCAGCCTGCGCCTTATAGGCGATGCGGCCGGCAGAATTGCTTTGATAGACCATGCGATCAGTCTCCTGTTTGGATCAGCCGATGAAAAAGAACTGGAAAGGAATCACGACAACCAGGCCGAACCAGTTGCCGTCGTCGGAGGCGCCGTCGCCGCCCTGGACGGTCGGCCCCTCGCCGTTCTCGCCCCAGCAGCGCACGCAAGCGCCAGGCTCGGCGTTGTAGAACGTCGCGTCTTTGAACAGGTCGCCGGCCTGGCCGGCGAGCGCGAGATGCGCGGCGAACCCGTAGCCCTTCGGCACGAACACATGCACGAAGATGTTGCCAGTAACGAGCCAGGTTTGATTGCCAGGCGTGCCGACGCCGCGCTTGCGCCGCAAGGTCTCGACGACCTCGAAATAGCACCAGGGCGCGCCCTGCGGCGGCCAGGGCGTCTGCGGCGGATCTTCATTCTGGAACGAGCTCGGCGCCGCCATGAACCCGTCTACATAGCGCGCGCGCATCGCTGCGACGGCGCCGGCATAATCAGCCATGGGAATAACCTCTAGCGTGCCCGGATCTCGAGGGCCGGCTGCCGGACGAGCCAGTCCTGGCGCGCCTTGTCCGACATGCGGCGCCGGCCGGCCTTGATCTGCTGCGAGAACGCGGCATAGGCCGCGACGTCGCCGAACCGGACCGGCATGAACGTAAATTTCACTGCGGCGCGATTGCCGAACCGCGCCGCGACCAGCAGCGCGGTTTCCTGATAGACCTTCGGCTCGACCTTCATTTTCATCCGGCCGATCTCGATCTTGCGCGCGTAAGGGACCGGGTTGGAGATATTGATCTGGTCGCCGCGCCGAAAAGCCGAAACGTCGCTGACGACATGACCACTTAGGAAAACCGTGTGACTATCCCGGTAGAGACCGGGATGCGGATCGTCGACAGATCCGACCGGCGATCGCTGTCGCAGCGTCTCGATCGCGAAATCGACGATGTCCTGCATCGCCAGGTAGCGGAAAACGATGCGCATCAACCATCGACCGAAACGAGCTCATCATGCGGACCTGTGACGATCTCCTCGACCTCTGTCGGCAAAACGCCGTCGCGGTCGCGATCGGTCATCTCCTGGTCGATACGCTGCAGCATCTTGGCCCGCGCCTTTTGCAGCGCGCGCTCTTTCGCCTCCTGGAACGCCTTGCGCGCGTTGAGGCCGGCCAGGTCGCCCGTGATGACGAAACGGAGCTCCTCACTGGTCGAGATCCCATTGCGCGCCGCGTCGAGCCTGCGCTGGTAATCGGCCTCGTCGAATACCTTGCCCATCAGCCGCGGACCTGAATCTCGAAAGCGATGATCTGGCCCTGGACGCACCTGGTCGCGTCGTCGACGCCCTTGATGCTGACCTCGGCGCCGGCGATCACCAGGAAATCTCGATCCGTCAGAGGCAGCATGGTCGACAAGGCAACCTTGCCGTCCGGCACCGCCGCCGAGGGATCATTCAGCAGGATGACATGTCTGTCGCCCTGGCGGATCTCGCCGACGATCTCCGCCGGCTGATAGCCCTTGACCTTCGCCAGGACGGCCGCCTCTTTCGCGACGGCCCGCGCCGGCCCGACGCCGGCGTAACGTCGGACCAGGACGGTCTCGCCGTTCTCCTCGAGCGCGCGGATATGCTGGTCGAGGGACTCGTCCGGCGTCACTGGCCGTCAACCTTGCTGGTAATGACCTGGCCGACCTCGGAGCCGCTCGAGCCGGCCTCGCCATCGTTTGGGCCGCCATTGTCCCCCGCGATCATGGAGCCGAGCAGCTGCTCGAGCTGCGCCGAGTTGTTCTCGAGCTCGCCGGCGTGCCCCTGCAGCGCCTTATGCTGCTCGTCGATCTTGTCGAGGACGCGATCATAGCGCTGGCCCGTGACGCCGATATCCGTCTCGAGCTTCTTTGCCCGCGCCAGGCGCGAGCGCATGCCGGCGAGCTCGATCGGCCGTTTGATGTCGATCATGTCGATTCCCTCCAGGATCTCCGGATGCCGCTCGAGCAGCTCGAGCCGCAATTTCAGATGCGCGATCGCGACCAGCGCCGTGACGCGGTCCATCGCGAGCTCATTTCGCGCGGATGCGCAGCTTGACGACGCGCTCGAGCTGCTGACCTTTTGCAGTCTCGATCCGGTTTGCGACGCTGTAGACGCGGCCGAGCTCACCGCCGGTCAGCGTCACCAGCGCGACGGTCGCCGTGTTGCTCGAGGCGCTGGCGACGATGCCCTGCGGCAGCACATAGCTCGAGGCCTTGATGCCGTCCGCCGGCGTCACGGTCTCGCCGGCCGCCAGGCGCGCGCGCTCGGCCGGCGAGAGCAGAACGTCGGACCAATCGAAACCCCGCTCGACGACTTCCTCCGGCGCCTTGGCCGGCCAGAACAGCAGCGTCCGCACGTTGCGCGGCGCCTTGAGGATGCGATCGGCCATCACCAGACCTCCGACAGCATGAGGAGCGAGACCGCGTCAGGGATCAGCGTTTTGACGTCTGGCGACAATTGCCAGGCCTTGTCGCTGACGCCGATGACGAGATCGCGCACCAGCGCGGGATTTGTCTCGCCGATGCTGTAGAGATGCCGGATCTGCAACAGGATGCAGGTTTTGACGATCGCCGGCAGGTCGTCGAGATCCTCGTAACCGGCATCGAATTCGATGACGATCGGCTCCGGCGCATGCGAGAACGCGAGCGGCCAGGACACGCCGAATTTCGGGAAGATGCGGACGCTGTCGCCTGCGGTTTGCACGACATAGCTCGCCGGATCGAGCGTCTGCTGCGTCTCGGTCGCCCAATCGACAAACTTGATCGAATGGATCGCATCATAGACGACCGGCGCGATCGGGATCTCGATCACAGGCCGCCAGCACGGCAGCACCCATTGGAACGTCCGCGGCACAAAAGCGCGCTGGACCAGGGCCTCACAGTGCCCCGTTGCCGCGCCGATCAGGCCGGAGATCAAAGCGTCGTTTTTCGTGCTCGAGACGCGCAGCTGCGCCTTGGCCTCGTCGAGTGTGACGGGATAGCCCGCCGGACGCTGAGAGATGCGGAGCATGTCGGGAAGCCCTGCCGGAAAAGGAAAAGAGGCGCCTCGGCCTGGTGCGGCCGAGGCGCCAGCTGGATCAGCCGACGAACTCGGCGACTGACGCCGCATCGTTGTCGGTTGCGAACCCGTACCGCGGATCGAAACCGAGCACGGAGCAGCCGACCAGGCTCGCGGCGACGGCAGGCGTCACCTGCACCTGGAAAAAGCCAAAGCCGTTATTGATGTCCAGATCTTCCTGCTTGAGGTTAATCAGGACCTGTTTGTTATCGTCCGCGCCGGCTTTCGTGCGCTGTGTGATCGCCTTGCCGGCGATGTCCTTTGCGCCGGCGCCGGCGGCCGAGGTCGCCTGCTGGATCTTGGCGTCGACTGTCGCTGCAGCGCCGAGCGCGCCGAGCGAGATCACGGCCATGTAGTTGTGGAACTTGCCGGCATCGATCCAGCCCGTGGTCAGCGCGGCAGCGGACGATTGCGGGTTGATCGAGTCGACGACGCTGACGCGCTGCGACGGTTTGAGATTGGTGTGCATTTGCACTCCTCATGGTTGGGAAACGAAACGCGGCTGTTACTCGCGCCGGCCAGCCGGCGCGCCGTCATTGTCCGACGAGCTCGCCGAGCTCGATCAGCGCGCCTCGAGCGCGACGAAATGCGACTTGGTGTTAGCGCCCTTGGCCGGCGCGACCGGCGCCGACAGGTAAGGCTGACCGCCCATCCGGAAGATCCAGCGGAAGGCCGCCAGGTTGTAGTCAAAGAACAGATGGATCGAGGCGGCGAAATCGATGCCGCCGCCGGCCTTGGTCGCGAGCGCATAGCCCGAGAGGTCGACGCAGGTCAGATCGCCTAGGTCGCCGAGCGTGGCACTGTGCTCGTTGAAGATCAGCGGACGGCCGAGGAAAACGCCGCCATCCGGCGCGCCGGCAAGCGGCTGATTCAGCGGCAGCCAGGCCGGCACGTTGCCGATCGTCAGCTGACCGATCTGCGGCAGGATGTCGGAATTGCCGAGCCACATCGGCCGGCCGCCCATCCGCAGCAGCCGCGAATACATCTTAAGGACGTTCGCGACGTTGATCGTGTCGGCCGCCTGGCCCGCTTCCTTCGAGACGGTCACCAGCGCGGCGGCGTTCATGAAACCGAGCGGCTTGCCCTTGCCGTCGCCGGTCATGACCGCCTCAAACGCTTTCCAGCGGATCGCGTTTGCGGCCTGGTTAAAGATGCGGTTCTGCAACCGCGGCGCATCGTCGAGGACCTCCTGCGACGCCAGCACGAAGGCATAGAGCTCATGCAGCTGGATGATCTCGCCGGTCATCGCGGCCTTTGTCGCGATCAGCTGAGTGCCCTCGGAGCGCCAGGCCGCCTGGACGCCGGACGCGCCCCAGGGCGTGGTCTCGTCCTTTGCGATCGCGATCGAGTTACCCTGCGTCGGCTCCGGATTGCAGAAACCGAGCAGGTTCTGGTCGTCGAAAACGAGCGCCCAGATCTGCTCGCGATACTCGGTCGGCACCAGGAAGCCCTCGCCGCTGCCGCCCTGGTTCTGCTGGAAATTGCTCGGCGCCGCGCCGAGACGCGGATCGAGGCCGCCGCCGGTCATGGCATTGCGAACCGAAACGGCGAATTCCGCGACGCTGCGGAAGCCGCCGGTCCGCTCCGGATTGATGTCGTTGACGACGGTCGCCAGCGCCGGACCGCCGAGCGCGGTCGAGGAGCCGAACAGTGCCGTCCGGCGCAGCTTCTTTTCCTCGGCCGAGATCTGCTTGTCGAGCTCGGCGACCTCGGCCTCGAGCGTGTCGACCTTGGTCTCGAGCTCGCCGACCTGCGCGGTCTCGGCCTCGGTAGGATTGGCCTTGCCCTGCAGCGCGTTGAGCTGCTCGAGCGCGGTTTTGCCGTCCTTTGCCTTGTTGGCGCGGGCCTGGCGCAGCTGCTTGATGTCCACTCGCATGGATCAATGACTCCTGGTTGGTTGTGTGGTTTGCCTGGACGGAGAAAGAGCCCGCGTTCCCGCTGTCCAGGCGACGGCGCGGGTCGAGCAACTCAGGAATTGAAATGAAAAGGCCTCGGCGGCTGGCCTGCAATGGGTGAGCGGCCGCCTTAGGGCGCGCTAACCGGACACGCGCGTCCGCTCTTCACCAATGAACTGCAGGCGACATGAACCGAAGATGAGAGAGCCGCCAACTGAGGCGGCCTTACTTTTTCGGAAAGAGCTTGTCCCTGACATACCGGGACGTGGGCGTAAGTCGAATGCCGCGCGGCTTACGCCAGATGGCTTTGTCGATCTCTTTCTTGTCGCCAATGGTCAGGGGACCGGATGTTTTTCTGGCGACAAAGATCGCGTCGCTCATCTTTCTGCCTGAGCGGCGGTTCTTTGATTTTACTTCCTTCCAGAGCCGGACGCGCCCGAGCTTGAGCTTGGGTAGCTCCTCTTTGATTTCTCTTCGCAGGCAGTCTTTGTCAGTCTCGCGTGGCCGCTTGCGACCGCCAGGAAACATCCAAAGCCGGTCACTCTTGCGCCGCACCAAAAGAACCTTACCGCGCTTTACGGCTATGAGTTTTGAGGACTTCGCCATTTCCATTTTCGCCGACCAGAATCGGTGAGCAACTATAGCACAATATGGGTTAGGCCTCAGTTTCCGCAGGCTTAAAGCTAATGGGGCACATACTCGTAAACGACGAGAGCCCCAAGTCCGATCATGGCGACCAGAACGGCTATTGCGAGAAGGGACTGCGGGCGCATCAGCATCCTCCTGCTTCCAAAGGACATTCGCCAAGCTACCTCAGTAGTCCGCTTTGGGGTCATTTGCAGGCGTTTCTGAGTCGGTCGAGCCATGTCCGCTCTACGCCTATATGCGCACGACCCGGCTAATCAAATACCAGCGCCGATCGCCGGCGCGAGTTCGGCCGCGGCGAGCGCTGCTGCAGCATGCCGCCGATCACCTGGTCGAGCGTTGCGATCCGGTCGGCCATACCGCGCGCGACGGCCTCGCGCGCGCCGACCATGCGGCCCTGACCGAATTCCTCGCGGACCTTGGTCTGCGACACGCGCCGGCCGCTCGCGACCGCCTTGACGAAATCCGCGCCAGCCTCGTTTGCGCGGCCCTGCAGATAGGCCCTCGCCTCGTCCGACAGCGGCGCAAACGGATGCGCCTCGTTCTTATTCGGCGATTGCTCTGAGCGAACGATCGTCATCTTGATCCCGACCTGGTCGAGCCAGCCAGAAATATCCTGGTGCATGATCATCGCACCGATCGAACCGACGTCCGCGGACGGCGTCATCACCAGCTCGCCGGCCTGTGAGGCGATCCAATAGGCCGCCGAGGCCGCCAGCGTGTTTGCGATCGCGACGACCGGCTTTTTCGCGGCTGCTGCAGCGACTGCAGTCGCCGCCTCGACCGTCCCCGAAACCGTTCCGCCAGGACTATCGACGTCGAGGACGATGCCGGCGACGTCCTGGTCATCGGCCGCGCGCGTGACCTGCGCGGCAATGCCGGACAGGCTCGAGCCGAACCAACTGCCGCGCGGCGTCAGTCCGCCGGCGACCGAGACCAGCGCGATCTTGCTCGCCGAGCTCGAGGCCTGCGCCGCCGCGGCTGCGACGAGCGCCTGGCGCTGCTCGGCGCGAGCCAGGCAATCGGCGAGCGCCGACACCTCGAGCGCGACCAGGGCGTCGATTGACGATATCTGCGTCAGGACTTGGCGCAGATCCGGCGCCGCGGTTTCAATCTTAATCATTGTTGCCGTCCTCGTTTGGAGAGCTCGAGCCGCCGCCGGCGCCGCCCTTATCGTCGCCGCCCTGCGCGCCACCGGCGGAGTCCTTTGTCAGCGGGTTTTTGTACTCATTGCCGCCGGGATCGGTCCGCGGCGACATGTTCTCAAACCGCAGGATGTCATTCGCAGACAACCATTCGCCCTGGCGGCCGATCAGATAGGCCCGATAACGATTCAGCAGATCGCCGCGCAGCAGGCCGAAGAAATTGAACTCGAAAAACAGATTTCCGTTTTCGTTGTCGAGCAGCAGATCCCGCTCGACGCCCTGCTCGATCTCGATCGCGAGCGGCGCGACGCAGCCGACGACAAAATCGAGCGACTGCTGCTCGACGTTATTGTTTGTCGCGCGCTTGAGGCGCGAGGCGCGATGCAGCGGATAGCTCCAAAGGCCGAAAACTGCAGTGTCGGCCGCGTCCTCGGTCTCGAGCAGCTGCGCCTCGGAATTCGTCACCTTGATCGGACTATATTTGACGCCATGCGTCAGCAGCCGATCCTTGTGTCGGTTCATCCCGGTCCCGGCAGCGCGCCAGTTTTCGAGAAACTCGTTTCGATCGGCCTTGTCCTTGAACACGCCGGGATGCTCGAGCGTGCCGCCGGACTGGCCGTTGTTCTTGAACCAGATATCCCCGTAGTCGTGCACGGCGATCGCGCGCGCAAATACGTGGCGCGCGCTATGGAAAATCGGCTCGCCGAGCAATCCGTCCTCGCGCAGCGGATTCGACCGGATATGCCATAGCTCGTCGTCGCGATAGGTCGTCGCTTTGAGCTGCGCGCCCTGGACGATCGTCGCCGGCGGATTGAACGTGTAATACAGATGGCCGTCGATCCCGCGCTCGACCAGCGCGAGGCGTCGCGGATGCAGCCATTCGAGGCCTCCGACTGCGTAATAATTCGAGGCGCGCGGATCGCCTGGCGGCACGATCGCGCAATAGGCATTCCGATAATAAGAAACGTTCCAGGCGAGCTCGCCGACGAGCTCCGCCGGCGTCTGGCGGCCGTTCGGCCTGGCTGCAAATAGCCTGGTCACCGGATGATCCGGCAGCGCCTCGCGCGCGCCATTCGCGCCGCGGCGATAAACCGACGCCGGCAGCGATTTCATCGCCGAGCTAAGGCCGTGACGCACCGCCTGGACGGCGCCGAGCTGGCTGACGTTGCTGTCCCTGACGTCGACGCCGGCGAGCGACATGCGACCGCCGAAATCCGCCCAATATTGCGGATCTGACATGCCGCGCGGCGCGCCAGGATCAAACGCATTGGCGACGGCGCGGAACGCCGAGCCCAGCCCGCTCCTTAAAATTCCCATCAGACCACCGTCAGGATGTCGGCGCCGGTCACGAGCAAGCCGGCCGTTGGATTCCAGCTCATGAGGATCGCGGCCTCGAGCAATGCGATAAATGGGTCGATCTTGGCCGAGCCGGCGACCTGCTTGGTCACCATGTCGGCATTGCCGCGGCGCTCGGTTTTGGCGTTGCCGACAACCCAGGACATAAGACCCTGCCCGGCATGCCAGAAGGTTGCATCGGCGAGCTTGAAATCGAGGCCATAGACCGCCGGCGCGAGCGCCGGGCCTTGCAGCAGACGCCGCAGCATGTCGTCGGTCACGCCGACAGCGGTCAAAGCCTCGATAATCGCCGCCGCCTGATTCGGATCGATGCCGACGCCGTTTTTCTGCGGCAGCAGGCCGCTCGCGACGATGCGAGCGACCAGGACGCCGAGATCTGCGATCGCGTCCGCCATGTCGACGATCGTCATCGACCCTTCCTCGACGAAATCCTGCAGCTGGTTCGCGATGTCTTTCCGCCGCTCGAGGACGATCGGATCTGCCCAGGCGTAGGACCAGGACAGCCAATGCCGCGTACCGCGCTCGCGGCCAATCACCGCCAGGCCGAGGAGGTCGTCGCGGCCGCCGGAGTCGATTCCGATCGTGACGACCTCGCAGCGCGCCAGGATCGCGTCGAGGTCGAGCCCCCTGATGACCTGCGCATCCCAGAGATCCGCGCCGCCCCAACCCTCGTTATTGATGCCCTGGCCGATCTCGATATTGAGATGCTGCGACGCCCAGATCCGGATCGCTTCCTCGCCCTTGTCGCGCTCGCCTTCCCAATCTGCGACGAGCTCCGCCAGGGCCGGACCAGAACGGCCGAGGTTCGGCATCACCATCGGCCAGTTGACCGGGTTCATCCAGCGCGGCTCGACTCCGTTTTTCCGCTCCTCGCGCGTCAGCGTCGCGATATCCGGCGGAAATTCGTACAGCAGCGGTAGCATCGGCCGAATGACCTTGCCGCGATACTTCCCGTCACGAACGTTGCGCGCGAATTTCAGCTCCGACTTGAAGATCCCGGCTGGAATGTCATCGCTCTGCGTCGTCGTCATGACGAGCAGGCCTTCCGGCGTCTTGTCGAGGCCGCCGCGGATCTGGCGCAGTACCTTGGCGCCCTTTGCGTTGAATCCGAGCAGATGGATCTCGTCGAGCAGCACGAAAAACAGGCCCATCGCGCCGGTCAGGATGTTGACGTCGAAAGTTTTGACCTGCGCCTCGGCCTTGGTGACCAGGTCCTCGATCATCATCTCATGATCGTGAGTGCGAAAGCGCCGTTTCAGATCCGGCGACTCCTCGATCATGCCAACCGCCTGGTCATAGGCGCGCGTCGAGATCGCCTGCGTCGGACCGACAAACAGCGCTTTGCCGCGCGGCCGATAGTTCATCAGCATCGCGACGATCAGCAGCGCCGCCGAGTTGGTCGTTTTTGACGATCCTTTCGGCACCAACGCGAGAATGTCGCGGATATGCCGGACCTGGTTGGCCGCATCCCAGCTGCCGAACGCGGCGCGCACCAGCTCGCGAAACCACGGACCGGACGCGGTCCGCATCTTCGGCTTGCCCGGCACGTCAGGCAGCTGGATCTCGTCATAGAACGCCTGCGCCATGTCCGCCTCGCCGGCGAACAGCGGCATATCCGGCATGAGCGAGCGGCCGTCGCGGATGCGCTCGGCCCAATCGACTCGGGACAGATCCCACGTTGCAGCGGCCGGCGCCGCGGGCTCAATTGAGGGCAGCATCAGTGCGAGGTCCCTGCCTGCTGACGGCGCATCATGAGCTCGCCGAGCGGCGTGCCGGCGTCGGGCTGGTGCGCGGCGGCGAGCGCGGCGGCTTTCTTGCCGATCTTCTCGGCCGGCGCCTTTTCAGCTGGCGCCGCCTTGGCTGGCTTCTGCGTCTGGCCGTACAGCATGAGATCGTTGCGCTCGAGATACTTCTGGAATTCCCGGATCGCCGAGACGTTGCCGGCGTTGACGCCGTCCATCAGTTTGACGCCGACCTGTGCGACCAAGCGATCGCGCGCGACGTCCCGGAATTTGAGCTCTGAAAAGTAATGCTTCCGCAGCGTCGGCTGCGTGATGAAGAGCGCCGACGCAATCCGTGCGTTGTTCCAGCCGAGCGCGACTAACAGGCTGACACGATTCCGGTTTTGCTGGCTCGGCACATGCTCCGGCCGGCCGCGCTGCCCCCAGTTGGACGGCACCGGATCGCCGAACAGGTCGAAAACATCGGCCATGATGAAAAAAAACCGTCAGTGTGAGATGGGCCGGTCCGCGGAGAGGCACCCTCGGAGGAAATGCCCACCCCCTACCCCTCTCAATCCCAGACGCCGCGCGTGTGCAGGCTCGCCTGCTCCTCGGCCTGCTTGGCGCTGTCGTGGCATGCCTTGCAAAGTGTCTGCAGGTTGCCGTCATCCCAGAACAGGCGCTCATCACCACGATGCGGGATGACATGGTCGCAAACCAAGAGCGACGTATTCGGCTCGACCCTGCCGCAGCCCTTGCGCTGGCACGTGTAGAGATCGCGCAGGAAGATGCGCAGGCGGAGCGCTCGCCAGCGCGCGAGCTTGTACCAGGCTTTCCAGGGCGGCTGCGTCATCCACAAAAGGAAAGGCCGACCACCTTGCGATGATCGGCCTCAAGTCTAGGGAGGAAACGCCCAAGGAGGGCAGCGATAGCGCGAGGCGCTACCGCGCAACCTATGCTAATGAAAACGCCGACCGCACCAGCTGCGATCGGCGTTGGATCTGGCGAAGATTGAGGCGCGCTCCGCGCGTCCGCCTGGAATCAGGCTCTGCACTTTTAGCCGAGCTGCCGCGCATGCACCGCACCGCGAATTAGTCGATCAGCTCGATCTGCGCCTCGGTCAAACCACTTACCTTGACGCCGTGCTTTCCGTCGCTGACTAAGACGCTGAGTCGGCCTTTTGAGTCAACTCGCTCGATCAGCGCTCGAAAGCCGGAGAACAGGCCATCGGCGACGCGGATCTCGCGCCCTACTCTCATTTCCGTTTCGTCTTTGACCTCGGCGACCGTGATGAAGCCATACCGCAGGAACAGCTGCGCAAGTGCCCATCGGCGCCGTGACGGCAGCATGTTCTCGATTTTGACGATGTCGCGCAGCAGCTGCATCTCGGTCGCGTTGAGCCACGATCGCAGCTCTCCGAACTCGAGCAGATTGTCGACGTCAGGAATGCTGCGGATCTCGGCGAGACGACCTAGCTCGAAATCAGGCAGGAAGATCAGGCCAGGCAGAAACGGCTTTTCGATCCGCCGGCCGAGATGCGGACGCCGGGCCACCTGACCGCTACCGCGCTCGACGAAATGAACGACGGTCGGCGACCAGCCGCTGATGCAGCGCTCGCCGAAAGCCTTGATGACCTTCGCGTCGCGGCCAGGCATGACCTGCAGCACGCGCCAGCTCGCCGGCGTCGCCGGCACCGCCAATCGATCGTTGGTCTCGACATATCCAACGATCTGCCCCTTGCGGTATTGCATGTTCATTCGCTCTCCCCTGCGCCCTGCCACGTTCCATCGCGTCGCGGCGGCCACGGCGCCGGCACGCGAAATCCCTGCTTTGCCTTCCTCAACCGGAAATTTGGATGCGACGCCGAGACGCCGTGAACGCTCGGATCAAACGGCTCGAGAAAGATCCGCTCGGCGTGCGGCTCGGCGCCGATCCAGAGCGCCAGGCGATCGCGCCAGGCGGCAAACTGCGGCGTTCCCTGGTCGACGACCTGCCACGCGTCGCGATCAGTGCCCGCAAATTCGGCCATTGCAGCCAGGTCAGCCTGCGGCCCGCGCTGCACCCAGACGCCCTCGCCGAGATCCTTTTCGCTGAAGATGCGCAACTCGCGCCGTTCGGCGATCTGCATCGCCACCGCCAAGCCCTTGAGCTCGCCCCCTTGCACGAACCGCCGTTGCGGAGGCGCCGCCTTTGCCGGCGCAGCACCAGGCGCAGGGAATTCACGAAAACCTCGCGTCCGCACCCACAGATGAAAATTCATCGGCCGGCGCTGTTTGAGCTCGCGCAGTTTCGCCATGTAGAGCGGCACGGCATGGCCGCACCAGGCCCGATCCTCCTGCGTCAGGAGGCGGAACTCCTCGAGCGCCAGGTCGCGCCGCATGACCTCATGGCCGACATAGCTCTCGAATGCCGCTGCGAACTCGACGGGCTCGCCTTCCTCGATCGTTTTGTGATCGTCCGGAAATCCCCCGGAGGGGGACTTAGGGGGATCTTCCGGTTCAGGTTCAGAGATTAGGCCCTTACCCGAGTGGTAGGGCTGGCGGAGTCCTGGCGCAGGGCTAACCTCCGAATTTAGCCCTATCTGGCTGGTAGGGCTAAATTCGCCCTCGCCGGCGATCGTTTCGTCGAGATCCTCGGCAACCGCACGGCCGGCGGCGCGCGCCTCGATCAGCTCCGGATCGACGTCATAGAGCAGCCGGATCTTGTCGGTTGTCCGCTTGCCGCGACCGTTGCCGTTTCTGTTGCCCTGGTCGTCGATCCATTGGTCCTGACGAGAAATTGCGCCGATCTCCTGCAGCCAGGCCAGGCGCCGGCGAACGGTTTGCGGCGAGATCTCGCAATCCTCCGCTAACGAGGGAATGCTGACGAAACAGGTCCCCTCGGCGTCGACGTAGAGCGTCAACATGCTCAACAGGATCTTGGCCTGAATATTTCGCAGGCGCAGATTGCGCGCCCAACTATGCGCCTCGTCGGCAGCGATGCGGCGGCGCCGTTTCGCGGTCGTCATGGTTTCACGTCCTAAGCAAATTTTTCGGGAGACGCTGACGCAACAAACACTGAAAATTCACGGCCGCGGCTGCAGCAGACGGTCGACGATGTCGCGCGCCGGCAGCCGCGAGAACGCGTCGAGCTCGATCGCGTCGAAGATCCGCTCGAGCCAGTCACGGCGGAAACGGCGCCGTTTGAGCCGCGGCGGATCGACGACGCCGGCCGCGACCGCGTCGAGATCCGGGATCTCGTATTCCTCGAGCTCGCCGAGCTCGGCACCCTTGACGACTAGTTGGCAGATCACGTCGGCGAGAGCCATCGCCGGCGGCCCTCCGGCGGCCAGGCAGCGCACGATCGCGTTAGCTCGAGGCATTGCCGCCCCTGCGCTCCGCCCTGCGCTGGTCGAGCGCGCTGCGGCCTGGCGGAGGATCTCCGAGCACGCCGCCCGTCAGGCCGCGCTCGGCGATCCTGGCGAGCAGCTCGGCACGCTCGCGCAGGCCGGCCAGCGCCGCGGTCCCCTGCTTGTCCTGGACGATGACGGGCTTAGGCGCGGCCGGCGCGATCGACGGCGACAGTACCTCGACGAGCGTCCTCACGATCGCCGGAACGACAGGCCTCGGAGGCGTCGACGGTTTCCGCGGCCTCGGCGGCCGCAGCCCCCGTGCCTTCCAATTCCGCCGCGTCGCGAGGTTGTCGGTCTGCAAATCCGTGTAATAGCGGCGCTCGCAGCCGCCCCGCGATCGGCCCGGCATATGCTGCTCGATCTTGCTCCAAGGCACGCCCAGCACGTCGCGCGCATGCAGCAGCTTTGCGTCCTCGATATCCGTCCAGACCGGATTGCGCTTGCGTTTCTCGGTCATGCTGCGACTGCCTCGCGCCGCGCGTCGCAGGCCGGCGTCGCCGTGCAATGGATGCGCTCCTCGTCGCGCCAGAACTCATCCCAATAGCCGGCAGGACCGCGTTCACGGCGGCCGACCTTGACCATGTCGCATCGGATGCACTGCTGTTCGGTCTTGAGCGGAAATCGGACCTTCTCGCCCCACTTGTGCCGCGTCGAGCTCATGCGCGCCGAGCTCCGACGATCGCCACCTTGCCGAACAGCAGCCGCGAGATCACTTGCTCGCCGCACTCGCAGACCAAATAGTCAATTGGAAATGCCTCGACGATGCCGGCCTGATCGTCTGCATAGACGACGTTGTGAACCTCGCAATCGTCGAGCGTGACGGTTACTGGCAAGTCAGAGAAATGCTCGCGCCAATAATTCGGGTCGCGCGGATCGGCTGAGACTTTCATCACGCCACCCTCCGGACGCGCGCCTCGAGATCCTCGCCGCCAACATCGCCGGCGACGCGTTCAAGACGCTCGCCAGGCAGCCAAGCCGTACGGAACGCTTCGTCACGCCGGGCAGACCAGCCGCGCTGTACCCAGCCAAGGGAATAACCGAACATGAACAGCGCAAACGCGCCGACCGCGATCGCGGCGATCTCAAGTTGCGTCATTGCCGGAGCTCCTGCGCGGCAAGCGGTCGCCTCAATCGAGCCGGGACACTGGTCGGATTGCGATTGCGATCGAACCGCTCGCCCTCGGCGATCGCCAAGGCGACGCCGCGCACCAGGTCGCGCCGATAGCCGGCCGGCTTCCACCATTCGCGCGTCCAGGGCCATTCGTGCGGCACTGCCGGCGATTCCGTGCCGGCATGCAGAACGTAGCTGGCGCCGGCCTTCGCCAGCGTGCCGCGATCGTAACCGTCATCGTGCTCGGTCGACCAACCCTCGCGCTCGATCTGGCGAAAGCGCTCGGCAATAACGGCTTGCATGAACGGCGACAGCGGCCTGCGGATATGCAGCGCCTCGAAAAGCCGGCGCAGCAGATACGATCGGCAGATGGAGATCGCCGTCATGATTAAGGCAAACGTGACGTTTTGCGCGATCGAGACTCTGACGCCGAGCAGCGGCAGGAAATAGATCTGGGCGGCGAGGCTGATGCCAAAGCCAACAACGACGTTGATCGTGCTCTCCGCGAGCGATGCCAGTTTCGTTTGCCTCATTGCCGCAATGCCCCTTTGATGCTTGCCTCGTTTTGCTGCAGCCAGCGCAGCGTATTCGCGGCGGCCTCGAGGCCGTCGCGTTGATAAACCGCCGCGGCCGAGCTCAGCTTGGCGCGCGCGCCGCTGCGTCGATCTTTGATCTCGGTCTCGACCGCAGCGATCTGCCGGAACAGTGCGATCTTGTCGGTCACGCGCGCGCCTCGAGCTCGAGCTGCGCAGGCGATGCGACCAGCTGCGCGAGGAATTCGCGACCGGCGCCGGTCACCTTGACGCTCGACGTCGAGCAATGCGCAAAACCGGCGCCGACCAGGTGCCGGACCATGTCGTCGGAAACCGTCTCGCCGGCGTCGATCGCGAGCAGCGCTGCCTGCATGTCGAGCTCGTCCTCGGTCAGCGGCAATCGCGTTTGCAGCTTGCCGTCGACGACCTCCGCCGCAGCACGATCGCGGCGCGCGAGATCCATTTCAGTTTGCGCGACGACGAGCGCCGGAGCCGGTTTCGGCGTCCGGCGCAGGAATGCCGGGATATCGAGCCCGTCATCGGAAAGGTCGCGTCCAGGTCGGTTCGCCGGCGGCTCGGCTGCATCAGCGCGGCCGGTAACGGCGACGCTCGAAACGACTTCCCCGATCGGCAACGAGGCAACATCGGCCGAAAGGGCTGGATCGCCGGCGTGAGCTCCGGCGTCCGCTAAATGTGAGGCCGCAGCGCTATGGCTACCCGTTGCGGCCTCGTCCGATGACTGACCATCGGCAGTCCGATCGCGCGGCGGTTTTATACCCGCCGGCCCCCCGTCAGGCGCCGAGCTCTCGCCCGCGATCGCTTGGGAATTGATTTCTGCCGCCTCCGCCTGGTTACCCCACGCATCCCAGCCGGCCGGCAATGGATTCTCTGCGTCGACGCGGGCGAACAGCTCGAGCACCGGCACGCCGCCGCCCATCGCCTCGATCATGCGCCGGTAATGCTCCGGCTTGCGCGAGTGGCCGAGCGGACGCGATCGCTCGCGATGGTTGGAGCCGAACTTTTCGCCGCTCGCCGGTTTCGGCAGGCCCTTGCCGCGCTTGAACAGCAGCAGGATCTCGTCCTGGTCGCGCACCAGGACGGCGCCGCCGGCCTCGTCCGGATGCTCATCGTCGTTTTTGGTCCAGACGAACGCGGTCGAATACGCCTCAAAGCCCCACGACAACGCGACGGCCGAGGCGAGCGGCATCTGGACGCGGACCATGATGACCTCGCCGGTCCGGAGATCCGTCGCCTCGATCTCGGCCTCATGCCAGGCGAGCATATGGGCGCGCGGAATCCAGAGAAACAGCCAGGCGTCCGGCAGGACCATGTCCCTGACCGGCAGCGCGCAGATGTCCGCCCATGGCATGGTCGGATAATGGTTTTCATAGGAGCGGCTGGTCACGCCCTGGTTTCGATGCCAGGGCGGATCGGCGTAGATGATCGGATACTTGCGGCCGGTCGGCTGCAGCGCCGAGGCGTCAGACAGCGCCTGCGCCAGACCGCGGCGATGCTCCCTGCCCTTTTCCTCGGCGCCGACCTTGGCCAGGTCCATCGCGACGCGGCCGGCGCCGGCGCGCATTTCCTCCTGGTGACGGTCGAGCGCGGCCTCGAATTCGGCCGGCGGCATCGCGGCCAGGCGCTGCGCCTTCGATGACAGTTTGCGGTCGATCCCGGCCTCGGCAAGCGTCGGCCGGTCATCTTCTGGCTGTTCCGAAACCGAACCGCCAGAAACGTTCCGGCCCCGCAGCTGACCGCGCGATCCGGTATTGAGCCCGACCGTTTCCTTTTGCGCGACGATCATCTCGCCGAGGCGCCGCTCGGCGCGGAAACGCAGCTGCGCCGCCTGGATCTCGAGGTCGCGATCCTTCGCCTGGCGCGCGTAGTGGCGCATTGCCTCGGCCTGGCTGCGGATCTCCTGGACCTCGTCGACCGCGACGGCCTCGGCCAGCGCCTTGCGCGCGGCCTCATAGCGAACGAGTTCGGTCAAAACGGGATCTCCTCGAGTTGAGGCTGCGGCGGCAGGCCGGCGACGAGCTCGCGGACGATGTCCTCGAGCGACGGCGCCGAGCCGCGCCTGCGGCGGTTGGCTGCGTTTTCTTGCTTGGTTGCCCAGCGCAGATTTGCGCGGCGGTTGTCGAGCGTCTGACCGTTGATATGGTCGACGAAATGCGAGCGCAGGTAAGCCTCGTCTCGCGGCTCGGCGAGGACCATGATCTCGCGATGCATGCGGACGGTCGCCCGCGAGACGTCAACGTTGCGCTTCGCGTAGCGCATCCAGTCGCCGCGGCCGGCGTGCCAGACGTTCCAGATCTTTTCCGACAGCCAAGCGTAATCGACGGCGTCGACCAGCGTCCAGATCGGCTCGCGCGCCGATAGCCAGATCCGCCGCCATGGCGTGCCTGTCAGGTCGACCAGGTCCGCCGATGCCTCGAGCTCCTCGCGCGTCTTTGCGAAACAGCCGTGCATCAAAGCATTCCCAGCGCCTGCATGTAGGTCTCGAGGATCGCCTCCTCGGCCTCGCGCTCGATCGGATCGAGCTTGCGCAGCTTGACGATTGCGCGGAGCGCCTTGACGTCGAAACCGTTGCCCTTGGCCTCGGCATAGACGTCGCTGATGTCGTCGGAGATCGTCTTTTTCTCCTCGATCAGCCGCTCGACGCGCTCAACGATCGATTTCAGCTGGTCTTTTGCGATCGTCGTCGCGCGAGTTTCTGCGGCTGGTTTCTTGGTCATGCGATCGCCTCGAGCAGGCCGCCGTCGACGCGGAACGGCCGCGTCTGCGCGTAACAGACGACGTCTTTTCGCTCCCACGCCGGCGGCGTCGGCATGCGCAGGAACGGCTCGCCGTCGAGCATGACGAGCTGCGGGACGTCGTCGTCGGCGACGATCGGCAGACGGATCGCGCCCATGATGCGATTGCGCTCGAGACCGAACAGCACGGCGCGAACGGCGCGGACGGCTGACTTTCCGCTCATCGACGCACCCTGCGGAAACCGGCGCCGGCGTTGCGGCGGCGATCCAGGAAAGGCTGCATCGCGGCGCCGACCGCGGCGAACGCGGCGGCGAGCAGGACGCACCCCATCATGACGAGAAAACGCAGATCGTTGACGTCGACGCCAGCGAGGGTGTTTTGCTCCATGGATTGCCCCACTAATCCGCCATGCCGCGCTGCATGGATTCGATCTGCCGGCCGAGCTCGGCCTGCGCCTTGACCAGTTTCGAGAGCTCGAGCTGTTTTTTGAATCCGACCCACCAGGCCGGCCGCGCCTCGCCCATGATCGCGTCGAGGATCTTGTCGCCGACGTCGGACTGCAGCAGCTTGGCTTGGAAGGCGCTGCCGAGATCCCGATCGCCGGCGAGGCAGCGCTCGCAATGACGGATCTCGGCGCCGGTTCGGATCGCGAGCTCGGCCGCGGTCTGATGCGGGAAAAGCCTGCGGAAAACCTGCATCGCCGGCGCGATCGTCCGGCCAGCTGGCCGGTTTGTCCCGGCCTGTTGGCCGGTCCGCTTTTTTGCGTTCCCGGCCGGAACTTGTGTAGCCTCTCGCCCCATGTTGCCCCTGCGCGAAAAACCGTTAGTGACGCTTGCGACGCGGCGCCGGCCGGATGCCCCAGAGCTCCGGCGGCGCCGTCAGGCCGCGCTCCGCGAGCTCGGCCCCGAAAATCAGAAATGTCGTGGAAGGCAGGCAGCCGCGGGCGATCGCGTTGGAAATCGCCGGCGGTTTGCAACCTGCGAGAGCAGCAGCCCTGAAGGTGCCGCCGACCGCGTCGACGACTTCCCTTGCACTGCTCAATTTTTTGAACCGCGAATCATTCATGCCGCCCGGAACGTACTTCACATATTGTGAAGATCCAAACGGTTCACATTCGGTAAATGGTAAATGTTGGCAGCATCAGCGACATTGCCGCTCGTTATGGCGGCCAAAGCAGCAGACCAAAATCCCGAGAACACCGAGGCAGTTGCGCATCGCCTCAAGCGGACGCGTGAAGCCATGAAGCTAAACCAGGCGGCTTGGTGCCGCCTGGTTGGGATCGATGGGCCGCAGTGGAATAACTATGAGGTCGGCGGGCGGCGCATCACGATCGACGCCGCCCTCAAGGTCTGCAAGGCGACCGGCGTCGGCCTCAATTGGATCTATCGCGGCATGGCAAACGACGTCCCGGTCAACCTGGCGACGGCGATCCAGGCGCTGGAGCGAGCCGCACGCAAGCGCTCATAGCCGCCGCGCGCAATGCCGCCGAGTGCCTGGCAATGGTCGGCACCACGATCGCCGCGACGGCATAGCAACCACCAAAGACGAGCTCGCGCGCTGTCGGAATAGATAGCTCGAGCGCCGGCGGCACGATCAGCAGATTATGCGCGACGCCGGCCAGGACGCCGACCAGGACGCCATAGCGCCGGCCGAACACCATCGAACAGCCGGCCGCCAGCGGCGCCATCAGTGGGATCTCAACCGCCTGGATACCCACCAGCGAAACGAGCGCCATAGCGACCGGCATCACCAGCAGGAACAGCGCCACGGTCCAGAACAGCGCCAGCCCGGCGCGGTATGGCGGATCCAGCGCCATGACCTGCCGCTCCCATAGCGGCCGAGGCCCCGGCGCCGTCATGTAACCCTCGAGCAGGACGGCGAGCTCGTCGACGACCTGCCGCGCATCCTCGGCAGAATCAGAAGGCAGCTGGATCGCGAGCTGCAAAGCAAGGTGACGGTTTGCCTCCGATGACCGCGGGCGGCTCGACATAAGTGTTTTCATTGTTGTTTTTCCACTGGCATTCACACGCCGTTAATGCTGGCGTTGCAAATATTCACGTTTTGTGATTATCCATGGCTCCCGGCATTCGAGCCGGGAACGCGAATGTTTCTAGTGGGACAATCAACCGGATGCCTACACCGCAAATTTACGGGTGTGGATTGAGTGACAAGGTCACAGCCGCCCCTATGCAACCAGAAGATTCAAGCGGCGCGGCTCCTCAACCTGTTGCAATTCCGCCCCGCGCACGCATCGCGCGAAACGGAGCCCCTTCCACGATTCATTACCGCGCCGGCATCGCCGTTGAGGCGGGCATGCGGCGCTTTCGGGAGCACTGGCAGACGCCAGACGGCATCGAGTATTTCGCATGACCCATCGCCCCGCGGCCCTCCTCCCCGGCGTTTATCCCCCGCGCCAGCCGGCCGCCATGGCCGCCGGCTATTGCGGCGAGATCTCGGTTGAGTCTTTCTTGCGTGAGGTGAAAGCGGGAACCTACCCGCAGCCCGCGATCAAGAGAGGACGGCGTCAGATATGGCTGACAGCGGAGCTGGACAGGGCAATGGCCCAAGCAGGCCAGCCTTGCGCAAACGAAACCGCGGCGGACGTCGCGGCGGATTTCTGACCGTGAGCCGCCCCCTGCCCCGTTTCGTGCTGACCAAGCAGGTCAAAGGCCGCACCCGCTACTACTGGACGCTGCCGACCCATTACCGCCGCCAGGGCTGCACCCTGCACGGGGAGCACGAGACGGCACTCGGCGACGATTACGAGGCTGCCTGCGGCAAGGACGGCGCCGGCGGCCGTGCGGCCGTCCTGAATGGCCTGTTCGACGACTGGGACCGGATACGGCTTGGCGAGCCGCCGAAGCCAAAGGTCGAGATCCGCGCCGGCACCGTCGACTGGCTGTTCAGGACCTACAAGACCTCGACCGACTGGAAGAACCGTGTCTCCAAGCGCACCGCGCCGGACTACGAGATCACGATGGATCTGCTCGCCGATCTCGTCGGCGCGTCCGGAATCCGGGTCGGCGACCGTATGGTCACGTCGATCACGCCGGTGGTCGCCGACAAGCTTTACGAGAAGATCCGCACCACGCCGGTGCGCAAGGGCAAGTCGGAGCGGCCGCGCTCGGCCGAGAAGGTCGTGGTCCTATGCCGGCACGCCTGGCGCGCCGTGCAGCGGTTGCATCCGGCGATGTTCATCGACGGCCCCGCATGGAATCCGTGGGACGGCGTCGCGATGGAGAAGCGGAAGCACGCCACCAAGCCGGCCGTGTCCCGAGAGGACGTCTACGCCTTCGCCTGGGGTGCCATAGGGCTCGGTCAGGTTCAGCCCGCCGCTGCAGCCGTGATCTGCTTCGAATGGCTGCAGCGGCCTGAGAACGTGCTGGCGGGCTATGTCACATGGACCGGGTACCGCGGGCAGTCACACCCCAACCAGATCCGGATCGAGCACCACAAGACCGGCGAGATGGTGTTGCACCCGCTCGAGGAGGCCGTTGAGGGCGAGCAGGTGCTGTTCTACGAAGAGGCCGAGCAGGTGCTGGCGAAGCTGCCGAAGCTCGCCACCGGCCTGATCATGAAGCCCGGCCGCACGCCGAAGCACGTTGCGACCACCTGGGACATCCATACCATGGCCCGCCACGTGCGCAAGCTGCGCGAGGCGCTCGGGCTGCCCGACACCTTCACGCTGGACGCCTGCCGGCACGGCGGCATGACCGAGCTCGAGGAAGCCGAGCTGACCGATGGCCAGGGCCGCGCGCTGTCAGGGCACAAGTCGAAGGCTTATGAGGGCTATGCGAAACGGACCGAGAAACGGGCCCTGGCGGCGACGCGGAAGCGCTATGCGCACCGGGCGTCAATGGACGCTGGGGCGGAGTCGACGCCGGCGATCGAGGCGCCGGCATCGCGCAAGCGGTCATGACCGAGGAACGCAACCTAGTTTTTATAGTTTTAATGCCGAGGAGATCAAAAATGTTATTTTTCATTGATTTAGCGTTCGCGCCTTTGCAATTCGTGGCGTCGGTTTGCGATGAACTGACGAGGCCAAACGTCACCCTTACTATCCGCACGGTCGTGCTCGGCCCCGCCCAGGTGATCCACATCACCCCGGAGCGCCGTGCGCGCCGGGAGCGCAAGATCCTTCGGCGTCTAGGAGGGTTAGTTAGATGA